TATTATGAACCGCCACTTAGCTTCCGGGCTGAGTGACTACTGTAAATCCTGCAAGTCAGAAATAGAACGGGATTATAGAGCTAAACCAGAAAATCGTGCTCGCTTAACTGCTTATCATAAGGAATGGCGCGCTCGTAAAAGACAACTGAAACAACAAACAGAGGAATAACAATGTATATTATACCAACTATTATACCAGCAATGACAAACAACTATATGTTGCTTAATGAAAATATAGCCTCAATCAACAAGCTCAATAACCTTATTGAGAGAATAGAAACGGAACTTGACTACAACACCAGAGAAGATTTTGATGTGGTCACATTAGAGTATGAGGACGGTGAGCGAATATATTGCTTTATTACAACTTCGCCCGCTATTCACGCAGATATATGCGACCTATTAGGAGTATAAAATGAAAATAACGATTCCAACAAAAAAAGCCAGCAGTGACCGCCACTTATCTTGGATTTTGGGATACGAACCTGATATAACACCCAGAACAGATGACATAACAAAATGCTTCCCCACCGCCGCTTACGATATAGAACTATACAAATGGCATATGGGAGTAGGAAAATACTTTTATCAAAATCACCTATATGGCTGGCTTTGCAAATATGCTCCAATAAAGCCGCCCTATTATCTTGGAGTAGACATTGGCGCTAATGTGGGACAACACTCTATAATGATGAGCCAGATGTGTAAGAGAGTTATCGCTTTTGAACCGCATCCTGAAACATTTAATGTGCTACAGAGAAATATGGACGTTAACAACATTAACAATGTTGAACTATATCAAGATGCGATAAGTGACCGTATTAGAAAAGCACAAATCACAGATAGAAAAATGAGTGGCAGTAATCATATTAAGTTTGATAATACCCGTTCACCCAGTAATATTATGACCAATGTGTATCCATTGGATTATTTCAATCTAAAAACCGTACACATAATAAAGATTGATGTTGAATGTCACGAGTTAGAAGTATTAAACGGAATGGAACAAACACTTCACTATAACAATCCGTATGTTATTTTAGAAGCACATAGAGGTAGATGGGAAACTCCATATATGTTTGATTTTATGGAAGGCAACGAATATTTTGTAATAGCACATTTTCAGAACAACATTATATTTCATAAATCATCACGGAGACATAAATGACATATATAATATCAACCAACCCTCTATATAAATCAAAAATGAAAAAAGTCGTCTTAGATGACACATATTCAGATAAAATATATAGAACCTGGCTAAAAAACATAATGAAAAAAGCAGGTTACACTATAGAAAAAAATGTGTATCTATACGAGGTCAACACCGAAAATCTGATACAACATATATTGATAGGAATAGCAACGTCGAATATATTATATCAATCAGAAGATATATCAGAACTGAAAAATCTACTCGATAATACATATAAAATATATAATGCCTATATAATAGACAATATTATTCAGGAATACGAAGAGGATAAAAAATACCTAAATGAAATGAAAAAAATGATGAAAAATATAAAAAATCTACCCAGACCATATAATGTTCAGATAAAATCACTATTAGATAGTGTCGAACATTATATTAGCTCATTGAGCTCAAATCAAATCGAACGAGCTGCAATGATTAAAGCCAGGAAGTATCTGAATCGTCAGATAAATCCAATGAAAAATACAATATCAGAATAAATGACATAAAGGAATAACAAAAATGGAAATAATAACTAACAACTCAGAAATGCAACCGCATCCTACAATGAGTACAGACTGTTGGATCTGGCGCAAAAGCCTACAAGGTCAAGGCTATGGTAATGCAACCTATCAAGGCGCTTACCACCGCGCTCACGTTCTATCATACAAACTGTTCAATAACGACTATGACTTACAAGGCTATACAATCAACCATCACTGTGACCGTCCAGCTTGTGTAAACCCGCTTCATTTATATAAGGGTACTCAAGCTGAAAACAACAGAGATACTCGTATGCGTGGCAGAACACGACGAGTAGAAATCATTTCTGATGAAGGATATTTTGAAACCATATCAGAAGCCTGTAGATATTATAATCGCTCAGCAGATTGGGTTAGATTAAGAGCCAAACGCAATCCACGTTGGCTGATGCTCGTTAATGGCTATGAGGTGCGAGAATGAAAACCATATATTTGGTAATGCAGCAGGCCTATGATGAATACGTCACACATGGTGCTGCATTTGTTGACGTGGAACAATGCTTAGATTTTGTCAAAAGAAAAAATGAACAGTTTCTAAGATCACGTGATATTCCAGAAACCTATGAAGCATATACATATGAAGAGATTCATTTGATTGAAACACCAGAGGAATATTTGTCGCTGGTACTAATGATAGAGGAAATATGATGTTTGAAACACTGATAATAATACTCATAATCTGTTCAGTGGTGTTATACCTATGAGAACGATCAGAATACCACCCTTTTTAGACCCTGAGTTTAACCACACCAGTAATCAGATGAAAGTTATAGATGCTGATATGGCAATGGCCTCCATAATACGCGAATTGAAAATGACATACAGCCAATATGATCAAGTCAAACGAACCGCAGATGAAGTGAGTGTTTATGACGACCACCTATTATATCTAACACTTAAACACCCAGAGCTATTAGATAGATTGGAGATTGAATGATGTTGACCCCGTTTCAAAGAATTATAAGTGAACTAAAAGAGAAAATGGAATGCCAACAGAGATTCCCTGATTTGGAAACAAATCCGAATAGTAAGATGCAAGCCGTTTTAATTTATGGCGACAACATAGTTGATAGTATTATTAATCAGGAAGCGGAATTTGAAAAAAGCAACACTTTTCGCTACTTACCCGGCGGTAACAAAATATCAATACAACCAAAGGAGATTGAATGATGGCAGAACACGAATTCAACGCAACAGAAATAGCATTGATTGAAATAAGATACAAGTTAGATACAATAATAGAACTACTTGAACAACTCGTACCAAAGGAGACAGATGAAAAAGACACTTAAAGAGATACAGGAAAAAGTATTAGAACGTCGCGATAACTCAACAGAAATGCGATTAGCCGCTCTTATCAAGACGGTAAAGGAACAGGCAGATCGTATCGAGTATTTAGAAAAAAGCCTTGCCGATATTATTTCTATTATTGACAATGAACAATAAGACTACTATACTTAATTCTGTTAGTTGAGATATTCAAAATTATTCCTCTGAAAAGGAAAAGCCCCTTAAGTGGGGCTTTTCTATCTCTTCAAAAACCAATCTCGTTCTGCTTTTCTGCGTCTTGTTAGACCGGCTAATACGCGGCCCCCAGCTTTATTCCATCTAAGGAATTGGTCAGCAGCACCAACATAATCACCCGCATTTAGTTTGCGCAGTAATGTACTTTCACCTAACGCACCTTCACCTAAATTAAAAGCAAACGATACGAGGGCATCAAACTGTGATTGATTGATTGGCACGGTGACCAAACGACTTACAGCGCGTTCAAACCGCTCAATATCTTTCTTTAACAGCGCCAACCCCTGTTCTCTGGTAATGGGTGGGTCAGTCATTTTCACATTGCTAGTATGACCAAACCCGATGGTAGCAATGCCACCAGAACAAAGATAAGGTGAACCACCCCACCCTTCAAAGTTCGCAATAAATGTAATAATATCGTCACTTGCTTTCATTGATAACTCCCCATAAAATAGTATTTACCACTGATTTCACCTTAATAGCCGTTTGAGTATGTTTCAACAACTTAGTAGAAGGGTTTCACACTTTCTACCCGACGACGCGCACTATAATATTTTTCCATCTTAACGTCATTTTCAGTTGTTACGGTAGGGCGGCTGCGCAGTAAGTACCCGATGGCATCATAAGCGTGATCTTCTTGTCGGGGTCCCGGTCCTTTATCAGCTTCGTTCTTGTCCAATACTAAGTTTGGTACAGTTCGCCAGAAGTTGACGCAGTTTTCCATAATAAACAACATAGGCACTGGCCTATCTGCGGGATCAACATTATCCTTGTTGCCAGCCAATCGCGCCAAAAATTCATTGAAGTTAGCTTTTCTGTCTTTTATGGATTTTCTCAGTCGTATTGCGCCACCTGTAGCAACAAACATTTTTTCCTGTGGTGAAGGGCCGTCGCCACTTGCCCACATCTGATAGTCAGCAACACGATAACTGGGTGTTCCCAGATTTTCATCTTTTTCAATCTCTAATATACGTTTAGCTACTTGGTCACTTCCCCAACGAATACCCTTGTTTTCTTCACCTGTCCAACCATACCACTCGTAATACAGAACTATTGCCCCTTCTGGTATTATTATCTCTCGTTCTCTACCAAAACGAGTATCTTCTATAATAACACCTTCACTGATAGCAGCCCAATATACTGCAAAAGGCGCTGCTGTACCCCAGTCAATAGCCATAACTCGTGTCCAATGTTTGGGTATTTCAAACACGGGTAAGGCGTGGCGTATACGTTCTAAATTATGTAATGCTGACCCTTCAATAGCATCCCAGTCACCATCACGTAATGCTTTAGCTCGCTCTGGTGGCATATCTGTAAATACGGTTATATAATCCTTATCCAAATGTTCATTGTCTCTGGCTGTTGCTGGTATATAAACGCATCGCTTACCTTCAAAATACTCACCAGTTTTAGGGTCTGTGTATTCACTGGATTTATCTCTAAACACAGTCTGTGGCGGGGCAGGATCAACAAACCGTTTTTTTAGGTATGCTCTACTGGGGCCACCAATGGGGTTGGTTAGAAATAGTATTCTGGGGAACAAGTGGGCTTGTGGCTTTCGACCTTCACTTATGCGCTTCAAATCGTAAGCTTCAAGTTTTGCCTTGAACTTGCCTAATCTGCAACGAGTTTGAAGCATTTTTAATTGGTAAGGCGTCATTAGAACTGCTTCGTCAACAATCAACATATGCATTTCAGAACCTAAGTATTTATCAACATCAGGTTCTTCTGCCGCTGCGCAGAAATGTATTACGCTACCGTTATGAAATTCGTATCTTGCCGCCGCTGCTTGATACCGACCAAGTACGTCTGAGCAAATATCATTGACGGTTTTGATAATAGTTCTGTCCAAGTCGGCCATAACTCGTCGAAATATAAAACATTGCAGTCCAGGATTTTCTAAACAAGCCGCAACAGCATCCTGTGACGCACCATAGCTTTTACCACCTCCTGCTGCACCGCCATATAAAATAACGTTCGCTGCTACAGAATGTAAAAGTGCTTGCTTTGGTGTGGGTGTATAGTCTTGTTTCCAAGTAACAACGGAACTCTTCTTTTCAGCCATTTAATCTCCTCATCTTTATATTTATATAAATAATATAAAGGCCGTAATAAGGAAATATAATGAGTGAAGAAGAGCGCGGCCCTAAAACCGCAGCCGTTAACGCGGTGGGAAAATATTTTGAAAATACCTCACCACTAAGAATGATTGCGCACGTATTATTTATAGCTTCAATATCAATGGTTAGTCTTGCCGTGTATCTGGGTTATAAAATAATACAGAAAGATGATGTATTGGTAAGCATAATTGCGAATTTTCGGGATGATCATTCAGATCACTTTGATAAGTATCTCACTTCCAATAATATAGCGCGTGATTTTTTAACTGAATTACGAGACAGGTTGGGCGCAACAGACGCAGTTTTATTTCTCTTACATAATGGTAAGATCAGCACTGGCGGTATACCATTTTTTAAAGCCACCCAATTTAGCCAAGCATCTACCAGTGCCAGCAATGAGTTTATAGATATTGAAACCCGAGAGTTTCCTTTTTTAAATAATGCATTAAATGGTCAAACAACAGAATTTAGGTTGGGTGATCAACTTATTGCTGCTCGCGCAAATTCCAAAGATCTTATTATATTTCAAGGGCCATTATTCAAAGGCTTATTGGGTGTGCCACACGGATGGATATGGGTGAAATTCCCCGGTGATCGGAAGTTTACCGAAGCAGAGCGAGCAGAGATAATCAAGCAGGTTGAAACATATAGCCTCCTGATACAAACCGCTCTTATTCTCCGTAAAACTAATGCAAAAGAATTTAATGGGCGTTCTCCGTAAAACTTTTGAATAGGTCACAAGTTATTGTGCTGTCTGATGAAATATAGGGTGTGGCAGTTATGTGTATGTCCTCTTATAGACCAAGTACATCTATTAGGTCTTGAAGGTCATTGCTGACTTTCTCTTCGCCTGTTCTTGCCATTGCTTGCCCTAATACAGACTTGAAACGGTCGCCTCCCAAACGCTCCTTTAATTTCATATACTTAGCTATACTTACCGGATCGCTCAAACTACGTGCCATACTTCTTTCACTAAACCAGTTACCAGCATATTTAACAGCGGTCATCCTTCTGCCCTGACTTGTTAGAACACCAAAGCTACCTCTATATGCCGCAAATACCAAAGCTAACCAACTGTCGATCGGTTGACTTTGATTTTTGCCAGTTCTGTTGACTGCGCTTGCCCAATCAGCTAATTCTTCCAAACCTTTGGCATATTCCTGACCAAACAGTTCATCACTCATATCTTTGTTGGTTTTAATCCAGCTTCTTATTGCTTCTGCATCCACTTTAACAGCGGGGTCATTGAGTGTTCCGGCTTTAATAATATTATCTTGTAGGTTTGAAACAACATATCTCTTGAACTTATCTTCCAATTGCAGTTCTGGATACTCACGAGCAATGCTTCTCAAGCGTGATATGTCACCCTTAAAGCCCGATTTCCAAATCGTATCAAATACAGCTAAGGGGTTCTTTGTATTGGCGATACGGGCATCAAACGCTTCTTCCAGCATTGTATTCGCACTACTTAATCTGGCTGTTTCCACATCAAGAGCACGCTTCAATTCAACGGGCTTACTAAACATACTTAGTTCACCGGGCGTAAAGAATGTTGATAATGCTTCTCTGTATTCTTTATCAAACTTCTTTGCGGCGGCTAAATCAACATTACCGTCTTTAACCACTAAATCATACCAACGCTGACGAGTTGCTTCTCTGATACGAGTAGCAGTTTCAGTGCTTAATTCGTCTGTTTCAGCTAATCTGCTTTCTCGTTTGATAATAGTGTCAAACTGGCGACTTGCTCCCGGTTTTGTTACAACATCAAATACTTCTGCATCGCTTAATTCATAACTGCGAACACCATCAGTGGTGCCCTTCGCTGGGCTGGGTCTGATAATACGTTCCGCATAATCTCTGCGTAGTAAGTTCATACCATCACGATAAAAACTTTGAACTTCATTGCTTTTATTAAACCAGCTTTCAATGCTGTCTGCACGGGCTGTATCACCACTATCACGAGCAGTTTTGATGGCAGCTTGCCACGCATCATCAATGTCTTGTCTCATTGCGTCAGCTATCATATTCAAGCTGGATTTGAAGTCTGGGCTTAAGTTGCGGTCATACGCTTTATCTTTTAGTTGGTTAAGTGTTTGTTCAAACTTTGAAAAGTCAACTGTTTTTCCTTCTGCTGTTTCATTAATATTTGCTATTAGACTATTTTGTGTTTCACCCAACGTTTTTGTAGTTCTGGCTATTTCAGCACGAGTAGCGGCTTCTGCTTGATCAAAGTTTTTACCAATAGACGCTTCGGTTACGGTATAGTCTCTTGTTATGGAATCAACTTTAGCGGGGTCTGGCGTAAATGTTTGTTTGTTCGGTGTGAATTTTACCAATTCAACTCTATCCATTACAGCACTACTTATTTTGCTTTCTATGTCACCGCCAACAACGAGAATAATGCGCTTTCTGGGCGCTTCCATATCAGATATGTTATTCAACTGGGTTTTTAAGTTATCCAATTCAGCAGCATCTTCAACAGAACTTACTCTTAACACTGCGATTGGTTGTTGATCGGAATCTGTTCGCTTGAATGTTGTATCTGCAAACCAATCTTCCAATTTTCTTCGGTTAGCAGCACTTAAGCCAACAAGATCGTGTTCAACGGCATTACTTTTGATCAATCCGTCCAACACCGCATTAAAAGACTTATCATCACCGCCTTTGACCATCATAAGAGCAGCACTTTCAGCGGCATCTTGATTGAAAGATAACACTTGATAATATGACTGTTCATTAGGGAACAAGCTGGGTGAAATGCCTTTTGTAAATTGCTCTTTTGTAATCTGTTCTGGGAACTGACCTAAATTTAGTCCATCTTCACGGCTACGCACACGGGGTAATCCACTTGTTCTACCCGGTATTTTTCTTGCTTCTCTAAAACTGGTTACGCCATCCAATGCTTTATCCAACACGTCTGGAGCACTGGGTTGTTTGTATTTTTGTGCTACACCAAATCCATATGCCTTTTTAGCTAATGGATTATTTAAATCAACGTTAACAAGTCGTTCGTCTCTGTTTATCTTTCCGGCCGCGCCCTTGGGATTATTGGTTGTGATAATCACTCTAACTTGTTGATATTGTGGCTTTTCAAGCAATTCATTTATTGTATTTCTTTTTGCTAAATCTGTTAGAGCAACATCGCCTTCATCCAATACCAATACCCGTACTGGTCTTTTTGTGTCGGTAAGGGTAAGTTGATCAAGTTTTCGTTCTAATAGTTCCTTGGTGAACGCCTTGCTGTTGATTGTTTCAACCATAACTCTACCAGAGCTTTGGAGCACATTACCAATACTGCTTTTTCCTGATCCCCTTGGCCCTGAAAATATTATGGTTTCTGGTAAAGCGGTGTTAGCCCCGAGATTTGCTAAACTTTCAATGCTACCATCACCTAAATCTGCTGATTTAACTGTTCCTGATATAATTTCCTCTACAACGTCTCTAACAGATTTATCAACAACCAATTCATCTAATGTTGCGGGAACAGGCCCACTTGTTCTACCAGCATTATATGCTTGACGCACTATGGGGTCTGCATCTGTTTCAAATTTACGGCCATAATTCTCTAACTGACTAACACCAGCTTCTCGTGACGCTAATTCTGCATCCACTGAGTTTGGGTTGCTTCTTAATGCGGTTAATGCTTCATCACGCTGCGTTGCCAGTTCTGATAGCTGTTGATTGAGCTTAGTCAAGCGTTGATTAGCTGACAAATCACTCGCCTTAACTGCATCTTCCAGTTCTGTTACTTTTGCTGATAACTGTTGATATTGTTCGCCGTTTAAGCCCTTGTATAAGTTGGATAATAATCGTCTGTTTTCAGTAACCAGTTCTGGCACTAATCCACCGCCACGATATTCTATTTCATCCATAATACGCGCAATGCTGCTTTCAGGATCAACACGAAGCCCTATATCACGGGCTTGGTCATTTATTAATCCCAAGTCACTACGTCGTGTTTCGTCAAATTCGCCGCCTTTTCGTTCTGTCAAATCGCGTAAACTACTGCCTGCTTGTTCTGGCATAACATTAGTTCTATTCGTTTCTGCTGCATTAGCAGTTTCAGCAGCCAATCTTTCCTGTTCACGAGTAGCCGCGCCCTGTACCACTCTACCAGCAGCCACTACTTCTTCTCTGGCTACGGGTGCTACATCAACTTTGTCTCTAACAGCGGTGCTCAAACCAAGTTCACGTGCGCCTTTTGCCTTACGCATTATATCAGTCGTTTGTGCTAATCCGGCTTCTGCGTTTAATAATTCCGCACCAATCTTTTTAGCATTGTCATCTCCATATTGACTGAGCACCTGCCCAGCACTTAACTTTCTTTCCGCTACAACAGCTTCACCACCCGCTCTATTGATTGCTTCGTCAATCTGTTTTGCCGTTAATCCGGGTATGCTCGTTCCGCTTTTAAATTGTTTAAGTATCTTTATCGCAACTGCACCTACAACTTCACCACCACCAGCCATAGCAGCTTCGTATATTATAGGTTTTAGATATTCGCCAGTCGTTTCGAATGTTTGAACACCCAATGCTTTTGCTAATTCTTGTCTACCGGTTTGGGCAACACCCGCCCCGATGCCTGCGCCACCAGCAGCACCAGCCAAACCACCAACCGCACCTGCAATACCACCAGCCAAACCACCCGCGATTGGAAAAACTTCACCAGCTACGTCGGCTACGTCTCCCACTATGTCACCAAAGCCAATCAAGCTGTTGCCTTCTGGATCAATGAAGTTGTATTTTCCTGTTTCTGGGTTTTTGAATACTAACTGTTCAGCACCATTTCGTTTAACAACACCAAATTCAACGGGTTTGCCGTATTTTTCCTGTAATGTTTTTCCAAAATAACCTATTCTGGCATGTTCGTTGGTTGCTAAACTGCCTAATGCACGAGTGCCAGCACCAACACCCACATTTTCAGCGCCAATACCTTTAAGTTGTTCATCCAAACTTCTTGTGTCTGTTTTAGGCATTTTAAATTTAACCATTTCGTTAGGATCATTTAAATCCTTGAAATATGGGTTAGTTGAATCAAAGTATGTTTTTTCCTCGCCCTGCAACTCGCTATATCGCTTTTCAACAAAAGGTCCGCGAGTGTTTATTTCACCAATAATTGGTAAGCCTTGACGGTTTAGTTGTTCTGGTGCTTTAACAGCACGAATACGGTCTAATAAATTACCTGTTTCGGGCGCTGATGATTGTGCTTGTGTGGGTGCTTTAACAGCACGAATTCTGTCTAATAGATTATTCATAACCTTCCTCTAACAGCTTGTCTCTTATCTGCTCGTCTGTTAATCCCTTATCTCTAAGTTGTATTACTCGTGTTTCAAACTCTGGCTTTTCGGCGGGCGTTGCTGTTGCGGGCGCTGACGAAGCATTTGCTGTAGGCTCCTGTAGAGGGAATTTTCTGCCATCCTTGTACATTGAATTGTGTAGTCGTTCTAATGTGGCATAATCCTTTTTAACAAGTCTACCAATTTCGCCTTCAATAATTTGAGCAACTATCATAGGATCGGCAGTAATTGCGCTTGGATCAGGAATGATTTGATCAGCACGTCTTACGTCAGCGTCAGTTAGAACACCACTACCATTCAATGCTCTTGCAACTTGGAACACCAACATTGTTCTTTGTGCGTCTATACCAGCTATATTTCGCGCCGCTTCTCTGAGTTGATTGCCGTATGTGTCACTCAATAATGCACCACTTGCGTCAACCAATCCCAAAATGTTATTGACGTTGAAGTTGACACCGTTTAATAAGCTAATAATTGGACTTGCAGCACCCATAAAGCGTGCGTTTTCTCTGATGCTGTTAGCTAATGCTTTGCCTTCTTCCAATCGACCAGCCAAGTTAATGTGCATATTACTGTATTGTTTCTTTTGGTCATTTGTTAAATTGCTTTCATTGATATAATCCAAGTCAGATGACCATTCGCCTGTTGCAGTTACGCCAGCGCCGCCAGTGTTACTTCCTCGGGTTGATGGTGGTTTGTTCAAACTCAAGCCCATTTCTTTGGCTTTTTCTGTGAATATACGAGTTAGCTGAATGTCATCGAAACTGGCTAATCGGGGTCCCATTTCAGGATCAGCACCAATAGCCGCTAATACAACACCTAATGTTTCTGGATTATTACCCAATACCGCTTCGGCTACTTTGAATACTCTGCCTTCTTCTGCTGTAGCTTCTCGTTTGGCTTTTTCATATTGTTGACCTACCCAGCTTCTTTGTGATGTAGCCATCTGAATAAGTCTGTTCATATAATCCATTTCAGCAGAATTATTGTCTTTAACAATACCTTGGTCAAACTTAACTTGTTTGTCAAGTTCAGAGGAGAAATCCTTATTACCAAACTGCCCTGTTAAAACACCAGTAAGTGCCATTAAGTCGCGTTCAAGTGGATCACGAACGGGTTGTGTTTGTGCTCCTTTGGCTTTCATAAGTTCATATAACTGTTGTAGTTCTGCATTTGGTGCGTTTGCTTGTTGTAATAAACTATCTAATCTCGCATTACTAAAGCCCGAACTTGGTCTGCCAGCGAAAGCCGTAATCGGTGTTGCGCCACCAAATGGTTGCCCTGCTGCTACTGCTGCGCCCTGTTCTTTTGACATACCAATTTCCATCTCAATCATTGCGTCTCTGATCTTCGGAATGTCGGCAGTACTAAGTGTTTGTAGTGGGTTTATACCAGTTTTGCTGGCAACGAAATTGATATACGTACCTGTATCATTTTCACTGGATGGTGCCCAATTTCTGATAATGTCCTGTATGTTTGTTAATGGTTTACCGGTTGTAGCGCCATTCATATAACGCATAATTTGTGCGTCCATCGCAGCAATACCTTCTTCGTATGAATTAAATCTAGCAAAACCGTTTTCACCGGGTTGCGCGCCTGATTGTCCAACGAAGCGAATATTACCTGGATTATTATTTCTCACACCAAGTGGTATTTTACCCACTGGTGCTGATGGTTGAGCAACAGCAGGCGCTGCTACAACAGGTGCCGCTACTGGTAAGTTCATAGGGTCTACGGGTACTGGCGCTGGTACTACAACGGGTGCAGGCTGCGATACGGGAGCCATCGCTACTGGTAAGTTCATAGGGTCTACGGGTACTGGCGCCGGCGCTGGCGCTGGTGCTGGTGGCTGACCGCCACCAACAGGCACACTGAATGGATCTTGAAACGATGGCATACCCTGATCTTTGCTGCCTGTTCCCACAGTGCTTAGACCGCTCTGCGCAGGATCACCGTTTAGGATAGCACTACGACCCGTTCTTGCTTGGCGGCGATCTGCGCCGTATGTTGCTCCTACACCCATTATGTTACCACCGTATCATTAGCACCAAAGATGCTGTCTATTAAACTCTTACCTGTATCACTTCGTTCAAATAATCCACCAGCAATATTGCCTAATCCAGCGAAAGTGCTTGCTTTCTGTTGTTGGTTGGCTGCTGCTCGTTGACTTTGTATCTGTCCTATTTGACCTAATCCACTTGCCGCACTTTGTATTGGTGCAGCATTGCCCAATATGGTAGCACTAACATTATTGTTCATTCCGGCTAAATCAGTTAGTCTTGTTCTGGCTGCGGCTTTGGCTGTTGCATCGGCTGTGTCATAAGCAGCACCAATAGTTCTGGCTTGCATTTCATCGCGTCTTTCTGGATTTATCAAACCACCAGAACCAATACCACGGGCTTTAGCACGATTGCTGACTAATATCATATCCATAAGAGCGTTTCTATTTTGGTTGATATAGTTGTCTTTTTCTTCCTGCATATATTTTTGGAAAAGTGGATTGTCCGTGCCATTTTTTAAAGCAGCATATATTTGTAATATTTCTGGTACAGTCTTTTCTTCACTGAGTTTTGATAAACGCACAAGTTCTTCATAATACTTGCCGCTCGCAACTTCTGCTGGGCTGGCTTTTTGGCTTTTAGCGCCGCCCCCTAATAGCCCTCCAACGGCTGATCCCAACGCGGAAAAGATACTCATATAAAAACTCCCTTTATCTTATTTATTAATATCGCAATTATGGTCTTCCCATTCGGTTGAACGTGACAGCCATTCGCCCCAATATGTCAGGTCCCTTGTTATCTTGTGTGGTAATGCGCCATCTAAATGCCGTTCCTCGCGCTCGTAATGGTATCTTTGGATTGAATATTCTACTGCCACCTATCTTGCTGGTACCAATAGTGAAAAACCCAATAGGTGCGCCCTCTGGTAATGCGCTTACTATAACACTATCTAAACTGGTTTGATCCCAATCGCCTTCACAGGTTATTTCATAACTAATTTCATCGCCAGTTTCGAAATACGGTTCAATAAACTTGGTACTCTTCAAATTCTGTGTTCTACCAGAATCCAAATGATTCCATCCAGTTTGATAATCTGTTAGATAAATATCGCCATTGTCATCATAAGTGCCAGTTTCAAAACGGCTAACAACACCATTACTGCCACCTGTCCACAAGTCACCATCCTGCATAACACGGAAAGTAAACTGGTTTGAAAAGCCTCCTTCAAACTTAAACCAACTGGGTATAATTTTATCTCTTGTTGAATTTCTCGCAAGAGTGATAGGAGCAAAGTTCCAGATATAAAGTTCACTGCCTATCTTCGCAATCAACCAATTACGGCGGCTGTATTGAATAAGTTGTAGTTCATCTTCTGGTGTAGCACGGATAATGTCTCTGAGTGTTTCGTTTATGCTTTCACTGATGGATTTTTGAACTATCGCTTGCGCATCTGTAGCACTCCAAAGTTGAATACCGCTATCAGCAATCCAAGCCACATCATTACCCAAGTTAATCAAACTATTTTTACTACGAATACCCTGTGGTAGAACTGTTATTGGTGAAAAGTCTGCTCCATCACCAAATGGCTGACTGCCTTGAAAAGCGAACAAGTTCTTACTGCCACCCAACATTAAAAAGCTTTGAAAGCTAACAATGCTCTTTAGTGTTTCACCTTCTGAGTTCAAGCTACCTGCGTTATAAATATTACCTCTTACGGTACCACCAAATTCCGTTAAGTCCAAACTTGCGCTGTCGGTAGTAAAATCTTGTGGATTATTGCTTCCTGATATTCTCAGCTTCTTTCTATCTCTGCTGTCGATCGCATATAATCTACCAAAATGAACAGCCGCGTTATAGATAAGTGGTGTTGCGAATTTAAGGAATGCCAAGCTGTCGCCATTTGTTTGACCACTCACTACCTGAGTAAATAATGTTGCGCCACTGATGTTGATAACATAACTTCCTGTTCCTCTGGTTGTGTTGTATATAATATCATTAACACGCAACCCTTTTGAATACCAATCAGTTACGCCACTTACTTTTATCTCGTTGTTGGTTGCAGAAGTAGCAGTTGCGATATTATCTTTAAAAAGGCCACCGGGTGTGTCAAAGATATTAAGTTCAATAGTGTCATATATTTCGTAACGGGTTCCTGCTCTTGAGCCTGTTGTTCCACCAGCAAACCCAAAGTTTGTTCTGTCTAATCGTGTATGTGTGATTGTGGCTGCTGATATACTGGTTATTAATGCTGTTTGATTGGTTGATGGAAAAAACACTATGTCATTTTCACTAACATCAGTCTGCAAATTCCAACTGCTTACTTCACTATCTATGAAAGTGTTGAATGTAGCACTTGCAACCGTTCCTACTTCAACAAGCGGCCTTAATATCTTGAAACTGCTACCGTTGTCAGTCCATACATTCAAGTCCTCGCCGTTGAAGAATATAAGCTTTTCTTCCATCTGAATACTTTTAATGCGTTCTGTCTTGTTTGAAAACGCATATACTTCTGTCCAAGCACTCACATCATAACGCCATATAGCGCCGGCGCCACTTGCGAATTTAATGCTGGTCCCCAACTCATTAACAAATTCGTGTAGTCCGGTTATGTTAGGTGCTGAACTAACAACCACACCCACGCTTTCAATTCCTTCACGCTTTTCTGCGTCTCCGGAACCGTTTACGAAGCGGTTTGTAAATGCTGTAGCGTAGTCAGATGGTGTTTCTGCTTCACTAAAGCTGGTGCTTAGTCCTCTGGCTGCGATGGGCAATATTCTTGTTTCTGGCATTATCCACGTCCTAACCAACCACCTGCGGGAACAAATCTCACACTTGTTCCGCTGTCGTTTGTAAATCTATTATGTGCTTCTCGTTTGGCATTCATATATTCTTCCATAGCAGCACGAATTGGTGCGGATTGCTCACCGTCGTTTTGTTCAAGTAGTGCTTTGTAATACAACCCTCTAATCAATAAGTTTGCTGGAAAGTCAGGTAGATAATCACCATCGTCTGTGGTTAGATTAGGTGTTTTGGCATAATAGAACATAATGAATATGTCTGAACTTGCTACACTTTGTGGCTTTGGGTATATTCTAATCTGTGGGTTATTTTGTGTATCAACGCCCCATACACTCCAAAAGCTGGGCTTGCCTTGCGTATTGGTACGAAGCATTAAATAATTCATTTCCTGCTTTTTGACTTGCTTTAATGGTCCTCTGTAATCATTATAAAATATCTGATGTACACGCTTTATGGGGTCTGGTGTTGAAAAGGTATAAAGGTCTTGTCCCACGACTGGTGTAGCGTCAACTCGTTCGTATCGTTCTTCCCAATCACCATAATCATCACAGTCTGTGATAACTTCGTTCAAGAGTTGTAATAATACTCTGCTGTATGAGTTTTGATCAATACTGTCAACGCTGGTAGTACCCATTTTGTTGAGCACTGAGTTTATAATGTCTTTGGCTGTACTTCGTGTATCAAGTGCGGAACTCATTATAATCTCCTAAATACAACATTGGTAATCTGATTGGTATATGTAAGAGTAGTAGTGTTTTGGCTGTCTAATACAACTTTTACTTCTCCACTTGTGGGCAATTCAACTAATATATTTGATTGATAAGCTGTTTGTGTGGCTGCGAGTGCGCTAACATATCCAGTTTCTATCTTTCTATCCACGCCATTGATGCTGAAATGTATTCGTGTACTTTCAGCGGATGAAAGTGTTCCAGTTGAAATAACAGTAGCCATAAACACTGCGCTGGTTCCCAAGTAAGTTATTGAGTTGCCACTGGTCTTAAAGCCAGTTGATAGGGCTGTTGTGAACACGCCACTTAATGCCGCTGACGTTGTGGCTGTTAAACTTATCGTTCCGCCTGTCATAATAAACTGTCCGTATGCGTGATTTGTAATCACTTGATCTGCATACACATTTTGAGCAGAAATCGTAGTTATATTCGCATTTGTAGCACTTAATGTTGTGATGTTGGCAGTGGTAGTATTCAAGTTTGTTGGTGTAAAAGTAGTAGTATTCAAACTGGTGAAAGTGCCTGTTGGCGCAGTGATCGCACCAGCTAATGATTGTGTAGCTGTATCTTGTAAGTTAAGTGCGCTGTCTATTAAATCTGCAAAATCTGTTCCAGAAGGCTTGTCGCCTTGTCCAAATTTGGTTTTTAATATTGCTCTGGTCGTACTTGTCATTATCTGTTCTCCACGGCTATGTAAATGGTTTTGTCATCTCTTCGCCCCGCAGTAGTCCAGATACGGCTTGTAATCGGGTATGTAGTATTTATAGTTCCGCCCCCTAACCAAAATGTATGGTCGGTTGATGTATAGCTTTCGCTTAAAATACTTATTCCTGATGTAGCGATTGCTTGTGCTGAAACGATTGTATCACCACCAAGAGCAGTTAAATATGTTGCCCAGTTCACGCGATAATCCAATATGGCGTCACTGTCCTTTCTAAATCTTGTTGTCATATTAATAATGCCTTATGTTATAATGAATATCCACGTCTGCTGTTGTGCTGGCTGCTGATGCGCAGTTATGCACCCAAAAATCAAATACGCAGGGACTTGGTGCAGCATTACCGGTCAAACCAGTTATGTTAACACTTCTTCCCGAAACATCAGCAATAAACCCACCATTTACTGTTATATCTCTAATTAAGCTGGTTGAGCTACCGATAATAGAATAAACGTCTCCACCGATAGAAGCGCCGTTTATCTGATTGAAATGCACATCTAATGAATCTCTGTATTCGTGGAAGAAAGCAACCATATGACTACTTGTATTGCGTATATGACCACCAGCAATATTAACGTTCCTTACGCCGTCTAAATACATTCCGTAGAAACAGGAAGAAGCCCCGCTTAGTGTTGCGACGAATATATTGCCAACATTCAACCCGGTCACATTTTCAACACGTAATCCATCTTCGTTTGGTCCGGGTGTACTTTGCCAAGCAGCATCAAAAACGCTAAGGGAATTAATTGTGATATTTTGGTGGGGAATAACATTAGCTTTGATCTTAAAGCCACATTGTCCAGTTCTGATTGTTTCAACTGAGTTGAAGTTTAGGTTTCTTGAGTTGAGTGCGGAGCCACCACCAATATATATACCGTGTTCGCCTTGATCGGCTATTCGCAATACATTGAAACTGCATTCTGCGCAGTCTTCAACCAATAAGCCATCCTCACCCGGGTTAGCGGAAGTAAGAATACTTTTGCCGGTGGTTATTAGGGTTTCAATTGAACTGTTATTTACTTCTCTAAAAAAGATGGAATTTAGACATTTCTCTGTTTGAATATATCCAAGACGGACTGCGCTCACTTGATAAGCGATAAGTGCTCTTGCAAAATTGCGTGCATAAATATCGTTGATACAAACATTACTACCTCGTATCTGTATAAAGCCGTCTAAGTTGCTGTCGCCTGTTAATGGGCGCTCAGCATTGGCAATTACACTTAATGAATTAATTGTGGTATTATCACTTATAATAAGACCTCTATCTAATGAAGAAACCTGCGCAGACACTACAATTGATAAGCGATCAATATACAAGCCTGATACAAGTGCGATCGCCGCCGTAGATGTTCCAAAGTTAGTTGTTATTTTGAATGTTGTATTTGATACATATGGCGCAATTGCTGCGCTGATAGTATATACCGTTCCGCTAACTCGTACTGTTTCAGGAATTGAAATGTTTGGTGCGTATGCTAAATTTGCCGATGTTTGAGTGATGAACGCACTTGCTGATATAACTGTTAAATATGCACTTAGCGCACTAACTCTGGCTATTGTGTTATCAACAAAGGTTACGCCGCCACTTGTTTCAATACCATTGCCAAATCCCACACCTGATATTATGGCTGTATTTATTAGACCAATAGCACTTGCTTCTGTGATAAATGTAGTTCTTGCACTGGATTTTGTTATTTTGTCGGTTGTATCATCAAGCCTGGCGAGTGGATAACCACCAATAGTTTGACCATCGTGTACAACGGCTGTTTTTCTGCTGGTATCAATGGTAAGTTCTGCACTTGCCCCTACGAATAGAGAATGTGCTGATGTGCTTCCACTTCTAAATTTTACTGTTGTTGCCATTGTTCTCCTTAAGCCGAATAATTATTTACGCCGCCAATTACAGCGACGGCACTTGTTGTTAAAATATTGTTTGCCGGAACTTCATATTGAGTGTCAGCAGAAATAACCATATTATTAGTTAAAAACACTCTTGTTGCG